TGCCCTCTTCTTTTTTTTTCTTACTATCGATCCTAAAGATACGTGAGGCAATTCGTAAAGGAAAGGTCATGTCCGCCGAGAATCCGTTCCTGTGGGATGTCAGCCAATATAAGCGTGACATCGAAATCCGTAAAGGTTACTTCCAACAGGTAGCCAAGTATCTGTCGCTACAGCTTAACAAGCCGTACGAAGATTGCTTGAAGTACGTCATCAACAAGTTCAAGCAAGACAAGGGCGTCAAGTTCCGCGACCCCGGTATGCTTCAGCTGGTTCGGAAAGGTCCGGGCCACCGTGAGAAGGATGAAACCACGTTCCTCAACTACGTGGAAGATATCGTCCACACAGGGCGAATCGTTTCTCCATCGCTGGTCGTGTATGAGCGTCCAGAAGTTGAGAAGTCGGTTACTGCTGAATGGCAGGACGACAACATCAAAGCGCGTAAGAAGTCGAAGAACGCGATGTTCGAGTTCAAGCAGCTCGGCGAATTGATGAAGGCAGCTCTGGCCGACTATGACCAGAACGCCCGTAAGATCCGAATCAACTCCGTGTCCGGTATGCGGGGCTTTGAAGGTAACCCGCTGTATCTGGCGACTGGTCACTCCAGCCTGACCTCGCTTTGCCGTGCAGCCGCAGGTTACGGTAACGCCACGGTAGAACGCTTCCTCGCAGGTTCACGCCACTATCATAGCCCAGAGATTGCCAAGGCTAACTTGGTAGCGATGCTGACCATCGAGAACCCAGCTCGCATCCAAGCTGTGATCGATGAGTACAACCTGGTCTACCCATCGGTGCTCGACACCATGGAAATGGTTCACCGTTCGTCTGACCTGTACTGGCAGATCCCGGAAGAATCGCAGACCATCCTCGCAATGGTAAGCGGCATGACTCCACTGGAGCGTGCGACTGTCTGCTACTCTGGCGACCTGTATCACGTTGCCAAGCTCAACCCCGAAGTGGTCAAGGGGATGATGGGGTCGTTTATTGATGACGATCTGTCCGGCATGCCTGATGTAGATACGAAGGCTCTGCTCAAGACTCTCGACTCGACAGAGAAGGCCTACGTGAGTGCTCTGTGCGCTGACGTGCTGATGGGTACGACTCTCAACGAGGTTGAAGAGAAGGACCCGACTGGTTGGCAGAAGATCGGTAAGATGGCGACGAAGTTCATCGCTAACCGGAAGAAGCACTTCACGCTGATCAACGCTCTGTTCGCACCTAGCCATCTGCCACCAACCGTAGCATCGCTGAAGTCTATCCAGCGCCGGGTATGTTTGGCAGCGGATACTGACTCCTCGATCTTCACCACGGCGTTCTGGGTCAAGTGGTACACCGGTAACCTCAAGCGCGGGAAGACCGAAGACAACATCTGGTATCTGACCACCTACATGGTCTGCCAATGTATTGCGCACTCTCTGGCAATGCTGTCGGCTAACGTGGGTGTGGAGCCGGGTCAGATCTTCCGTCTGGCAATGAAGAACGAGTACGCGTTCCCTGAGTTCGCTCTCACCAACCTTGCTAAGCACTACTTCTCCACCATGTCGATGCGTGAAGGTAACGTATACGAAGAGTTGGACATGGAGATCAAGGGTGTTGAACTGCGCGGCTCTACCTCGACTAAGCACATCCTCAAAGCCCAGTCTAACATGATGAAGAACATCCTGCACACGGTAAACCGTGGCGAGAAGTTGCTGGCTCGTGATCTGCTGGAAGAGGTGGCGAAGCACGAGATGGAAACTATCATGTCGATCAAGCGTGGCGAGTACACTTACTTGCGCTCTGCTCAGATCAAGCCTGATAGTAACAAGATGCCGCACCACGAAATGTGGCAGGACGTGTTCGGGCCGAAGTACGGCAAGTCCATCGAACCTCCGTATCCGTGCGTGAAGGTCACTACAGAGCTGAACAACAAGACAGCGCTGAACGAGTGGCTGGAAGGTATCGAAGATAAGGACCTGGCTAGCCGGATGGCAATCTGGTTGACCAAGTACAACCGGAAAGACCTGAAGACCATGTACCTCCCTACCCTGGCTATTAAGGGTAACGGTCTGCCGTTGGAAATTCAGGACGCTGCAAACGTTCGCAAACTGGCCTACCAGATCAATACCGGCTTCTACCGGATCCTTGAATCGACCGGGCTTAACATCGTCGATCGTAACAACCATCGGTTGGTTTACGACTTCCTTGGGTACGAAGTATGATTCCACATGACGAGAAAGTAAAGAAAGCCATGAACGCGACGCTGTCGGTTGCCAACACCCTGGCTGCCATTCGCGATAGTACCTTTACTGACGGTAAGGTTTACGTTGCCGGCGAGTACGTAGCCAACTACCTCGCCTACCCTGGCGCTAAACTATTCCAGCTCAAAGCCACCCACGGCTTACCGCTGGAGAATGCCGTTGATACCATCATCAATCGGGCGAAGCTCGTCATCGATTGGGAAGGCTTCATCGACGAAGCGCGTAAGAACGGTTGGTACGACTTCCAGACCATCGAGAATATCGAACAGGCTCTGGTTGATGCGGACATCCTGAAAGATACCCGCGAGAAGATCATCCAAGGCTGCAAGCACTACATCTTGGCCAACATCCTTCCGTAATCGTACGGCATACAGCGCAGTGGCTTTCGCCACTGCGCTGTTGGTTTATGCTTGACGTGCAACTACCAGCTTTTCAAAGCGTTCAGTCAGGTAGGTCCCGTCTGCGCTCGATAGACCGTTGGTCAGAATGTTGTCCGACCTCACCTCGATCATGCTGCGCCGTACCTGGGTGATCTCATGGACCATCGCATCAGTACCTGCCAGTTTACCGAACTCCAACATTACAGCTACCGGTTCCATCTTCTGGGCGTAGAGTGCCCAAAGGACTTGGTTGGTAGGAGTCATGGAAGGAAGGCTCACGTCTTTAAGGTAGGTGTCGCCGTAGATCACAGGGATACTGTCCATGATCTCGGTGCCAGACATCTTCTTCTTGGAGACCTTGTCGTAGACCTCTTCGATGACTTCATCGGCGTGCCGGTCCAGCGGGGTCTGCATGAATGTAGCGTTGGTCTTGACCTTGACTACCTCACGGATACCCAGCCTGACTTGAAGCTTGTTGAACATACAGACGTTCAGGTGACTCCGCATCATGCCAACCAGAGGCACGGCACTGAGGAACTGTTCGATCAACTGACCAGGATGTGCTGCCTGCCACATCTTCCATTGTGCCGCCAGTAGCGGGATGTCGATGTTGATCACGCAGAGATCCTTGGCACTCAGGCTAGCTGAGTTCTTAGCGCCCAGTTCGAAGATGGTCATGTCAGACACCGGGTGGTTCATCACCTCCACCGGAGTAACCGAACGCCAGTCTCGCCACAGATCCATGGCTGAGTACTTCTCACTGCGCGTATAAAGGATAGCCTCAGGGCAGTTGTAGAACACACCCTCTTGGAAGATACCGCCTTTGCTGGTACTGGACGTCATCCCTAGCGAGGAGACCATCCGCTTGGCTTCCTGGTCAACGGCTACCATGTAGCGGACCAAGTCACCGTCAAACTTGGTGGTGATGTTGAGGAGGATCTTGGAAAGCAGGTGGCTACTGTCCACCCGGCCCGGAGTCAACCGACGCGCTTCTATATAGCGAGTCATGTTCTCGGCAGCCTTTGCTTTCAGATACGCCATCCTCGCATAATGGAACGGCGACCGGTCGAATCTACCAGTGGCGTTTAGAAGCTGATCCATTTGAGTCGTCCCGATCGGATTCCGTAAATATTTACACATGAACACTAGTATATGTAGAAATACTCGAAGACCTGCGTAACCCGCAGGTCTCGACTAGACCCCTATAATCCGTGCATGCGTTTTTGGTTCATTCTATTGTCGGTAAAGTGCATTGTAAAATACTACAGCCGCACATTATCTTCATGAATGAACGGCACGATGTTGAACATTCGCCCAACGATACCCGGTGGTACGCCGGGAAGTCAGAAGCCTGTATGGCTCACGACGGTGGGTTAGCTAACAGGAAACCCCGATGCGATAGGGGAAGCTGTACAATTAATCATTTCGCACATGTGCACATTTAGGAGTGAAGTAATGAGCGACAATCAAGACAACGATTTCGAACTGGGTGATGGCGGCAGCAAGGCTGGCTCCGGTAGCGAAGATCGTCGTGAACAACCGCGCGAAGAGCGCCGCAGCAGCGATCGCGACACCCGCTCTGGCGATCGTGAAGAGCGCCGCCGCGACGACCGTCGTCGCGACGATGAGGATGACAGCAAGCGTGGTTTCACCATCGCCGACATGGGCCGTGCGTTCAACGTGCGTCCAACCTCCGGCGGTCTGGGCGACGTAGCCCTCCAGCGCCTGATCCAGGCATTCGATGCGAACAAAACCTTCGACAAACCGAACGTACCTGAAGCCATCCGCCGTGACCGCTTCAAGATCCTGCCTCTGGACGGCGCGCTCGCTCGCTCCAGCCTGAGCTCGGTTCTGGTCGTTCTGCCAACCACCATCGGTTCGTCCAACTACACCCTGGTGTACGTACTGACCATCGAGAACGCCAGCGGCGTACAAACCCGCCAGTCCACCGACCGCGGCGAAAGCTACGACGCTCTGGTTCTGCCAGAAGATCAGCTGGGTACCAAGGCTTACCGCGAAGCGATCGAAGATCAAGTGCGCGGCCTGCTGCAGAACTCGAAGATCCAGGTGGTCGGCAAGCAAGTCCTGCTTGCCAGCGTCGTTGGCAAGCTGGGCGACGTCGACAGCAAGACTCCATCGCCGATCGTAGATCGCATCTTCGACAACGTTCTGGACGCGCTGTGCGGCGTTCGCGAGAACATCGTCGACCGCATCAGCGGCAAGCGTAACAGCCAGATCCGCCTGAACCCGAACATGATCGGCAAGGGCGCACGCCTGGAAACCAGCTGGGATAACTCGGGCAAGCCGGGCGAAGACTCCAGCGGTCTGCAAATCCGTTCCGACGTGACCGCAACGCTGTACTACAGCGAAGCAAGCCGTGACGACGACGAGCGTTACGATCGCACCCCGATGGGCGAAATCCGTGCCGGTCTCGACCTGGTACTGGTGGAC